TCTGTTACGGATTTAAATTATTAAGGAGCTTTTATGTTTAAAGCTTGGTTAGATGGTAGTTGCCGAGGTAATGGGTCAAAGGATTCTTTAGGTGGTATAGGTGTTGTTATATATCAGGATGAAGTTTTATTTGGTTCATTAGCTTTACAGATGGTAAAACATGTAACAAATAATGAAGCTGAATACTATGCCTTATTAAGGGCATTAACTTTAATACCTAAAAATGAAAAAACTATAATTTATTCAGATAGTAAGCTTGTTGTAAATCAGGTGAATAATGCTTGGAAAATTAAAGATAAAAAACTTTTTGATTTAAAACAAGCTGCTCAGAATTTAATTAAGCAGTTTAAATATCCGGTAGAATTAATATGGATACCCCGAGAGATGAATAAACAGGCAAATAAACTAGCTCAAGATATTACTAGTAATAAAAAATCAATGGAGGATTCTACTAATGGAAAAAACTTGGACTAAAGATAAGATAGATAAAATAATCTTTGCTTTAAAATTCGGAGCAACTAATAAGGAATTAGCTGAAGAATTTAAAACTACTGAAGCAGCTATTGAGAAAGTTGTTATGCGTAATAAGCTTTCAAAATATCGTCAAGATAAAAAAGAAAAGCCACAGAGTGAGTTAATTATTCAAGAAATTAAACGAAAAAAGATTACTAAAGCTGAAGCAGATGAACTTGTAAAATATTTAGGTGCAAAGATTTATAATGAGTTTAAAGTTGTTAAATTTTCCGAGCCTAAATGTAAAAGTTTTTCAAATAAACCAGAAGAGTATTCCGTTTTGGACTTGAGTGATATTCATGTTGGCATGATTAATGAAATATATGATAATGAAAAATGCAAAAGAATTACAACCTATAATAATAATATATTTATGCAAGAATTGGGAAATCTACAGAAAGCTATTTTTGATATTCATTCTATCTTGTCTAGTTCATACAGTCTAAAAAAGATATATATTAATATGTTAGGTGATATTATAACAAATGACCGTATTTTTCCAGAGCAGGTCTTCGAAATAGAAGAGTGTGTTGGTAGACAGATGTGGCGTATTATTCCGGCCTTTGCTCAGTTTTTTAATAATTTATTGAATATCTATGAAGAGGTTGAGGTAAACTGTGTTGTGGGTAATCATGGGCGTTCTCAATTTCAATATGAAGAGCCTGTTGAAAATAATTTTGAATATTTTATTTATAAGACTTGGGAAAAACAATTTGAAGGTAGTAAAAGAATTAAAATAAATGTTCCAGATTCAAGGAGGGCGATTGTCAAAGTAGGGCCTTGGAGACATTTATTAGAACATGGTGATGCTATTAAAGGTCAATCGGAAAATACTCTAGAAAAACAGATTAATGACCTTTATAGAGAAACGGGCGGTTTCGATGTCATGCATCTAGGACATTTTCATCAACTCAGAGAGAGGGAGATTTCTGATAAGGTTATTGTAAAACAAAATGGTTGTTGGATTGATAAGGATGGATATGCTTTTAAACATTTCAAAAAATATTCAGTTCCTAGACAGCACTTCTTCGGTTGTAATAATAAACGCTTAGAGACTTGGAGTTTTAAATTAGACTTAAGAAGTTAATATGAAAAATTTGAAGATAAGTTCTTTAGATGCCTATAATAAAATTAGAAAGGTTTGGGAGATTAATCCTAGAGTTCGTATTAAACCCTCAGATAAAAAATATTCTAGGCGAAAAACTAAACAAGCTTTAAAAAAAGAATTGAGAGAAAACCTTGACTAAATCTAAAAAATATGATATACTTAAAATGTTAGGGAATCTAATTTTAAAACTTTTTGGAGGGCTTATTACTTTTTCAGGTTCCTTTTTGATTACTATAATTGTTTTACCTACATTTAGTTTAGCGTTAATAATAATTATTGGTTTAACTCTATTTAATTTAGGCATATATTTATTTTTTAAGGAGTAATAAGATGGATTATTCTAATTATATTGAATTTACAAATTTAAAATCACCTGCTAGTAGTGAAATAAAACATATAATTAAATTTGCAAATGAACAGAACTATTATGGAGTTTGTCTTAATCCGGGTGACTTATCCGTTGCAGCAAAATATAAAAAACCAGAATTAAAATTAATAACTGTTGTTGGTTTTCCTCCTATATATGCCTATTCTTTTTATGAAAAACCTACGAATCCCTTATTATTAAATCTTGGTTTATATAATCGGAACATGATAAAAAAATTGAACTATGTAATAGAAAGTAATCTAGCCGATGAAATAGATTTAGTTTTACCTATGCTTTGGTTTGTTAAGGGTGATTTTGTACGAATTCAAAGATTTTTAAGTGGTATTAAAAAACGGTATAATAAGCCAATAAAAGTTATATGCGAATTGGGCACTATGTTTAATGACAGGGTGGCTTTATACGAAATATATCGTTTATTAATAGATTCAAATGTAGATTATTTTAAAACCAATACGGGTTTGTTAAAACAAGATTTTAATAAATTAGTTGTAGCTATTCAAAATCTAAATTTAGTTGTTCAAGATTTCGGTTTACCTCGATTAAAATTAAAAGTCTCAGGTGGCGTTAGAACCATTGAGCAGGTGGAGACTTTGGTTAAACTTGGGGCAGATAGGATTGGAACAAGTGCTAAATTAGAATTCCTAAAAAGCTAAGATGAGGAGACACCTTATGGCTAAAGTACAAAAAGTTCCAGAGGAAGTAGAAGAGATAATTAGTTATTTATCTAAAGTTTTTTCTGATTCAATGAGAGACCCTGTAAATAGTAAGGAAGACTTAATGCAGGATTTGTATGTTCTTTATTATGAAAATCTTGGAAAAAATAGTCGAGTAAAAGATATTAATAATAAGAGTCATTGGTATATTCTTTTCAAAAGTTATCTGATTAATAAATATAAACGTGTATTACTAGAGAAAAAACTTTTTGAGCGTATTTCTGAGGAGGTAGCACATTATTATGCCAAAACAATTACCACTGACTAATAAAGTTAATGTTTATAATATGCCCTTTCCACCAGATGTGGCAAAATTTTTAACAGAGAAGCAAATTCTGCTGTTGAAATGTTACATGGCAAATTATAACTTTTTAGAAATGTCAAAAGCTATAGGTAAGACTTATAGAAAAAGGGATGAATTAATAGATGCTTTAATTGATTTAGGCAAAGCTTTAGCTGTTTATAATTTATTAGAATGTGATATTAGTCCAAATATTTTTGGTTCTGAAAAGTCTAAAGAGTATCTTAAAGGTTTTAATGATTGTAAAAATCAGATTTGGAGGCTAATTAAAGATGACAAAAAATATAGGCGGTAGGCCTTCTAAATATGAAATTGTAGAACGAAGAAATAAAGTAAAAGAACTTTATTTAAAAGGAAAAACTATTGGAGCAATTTCAAAAGCTTTAGACGTAAGTTACCCTACAATAGAGGCTGATGTCAGATTTTTACAAGCCCATTATACAAAGCTTGTTTTAAATAATCCTCATTTAGCTGAAAAACAGTTCGCTAAAGTTGAACAGTTATTAGAAGAGATTAATATTATTAAAGAAAAATATTGGTCTGTTTATGAGGAACTTGAGCAGAAGGTTGAGGAGAGTAAGCGAATTATGGAATCTTGGGAAACTCGTGTTAAAGAGGCAGAAGAAGAGCTTAAAGATGCAGAAGCTTCAGAAGATAAACAAGCTATCAGAGCTGCAAGGAAAAAGTTTGATTTTGTTAATAGACCTCCAAGAATATCTAATTATATAAATGCTAGAATAGATACTTTGAAAGCTGTATTAGACCGGATTGATAAAGAATCAAAACTTTTAAGTTTGTTTAATCCGCAACAATTAATAGAAAAAAATTATGTTTCTATTGAGGCATTAAAAGGTATTATGGAAATATTTAAAGGTATTGTTATAGACTTAATTCCCGAGGATAGACGAGCTTATGCTTTTAAGAGGCTTAAAACTATTGATGTTCAGGCTATGAATACAAATAATATTGTTGAAGATGAATTGTTAGACCAAAAACACATAAATAAAAAGGCTTCTGTTCAAAAGGATATTGAAGACCAAAGACCTGAATTTAGGGAAGATATAACAGATGAGGCTCTAGAGACTGATGAGAATATGAATACGGAACAAACTAATATAAATTTAGACGATGTGGAGCTATAATGTCTGAGGATATTAAGGATATTTGGGGTGATTTTTGGGGCAGTGCGGAGGAACATAATACCGCAAAAACATCTAAGTTTGCTATACAACCTGTTGCACCCTCAGTCTTCTTTAGGGATTGGCTAAATACTCCGTTATTTCCAAGGCAAGAAAAGGCAGTAGACGCTACATTTATATCTGAAGGTAAGGATATTTCAGATAAAATTAATGAGCTTGTATTAGCTTGGGGTAAGGGTTCAGGTAAGGACTTGACAATAGCTAATCTTATATGTTATATTGTATATTGGCTGTGTTGTTTAAATGACCCTTCAGAATATTTAGGTATTAAATCAGGTGAACCTATAGATATAGTGAATGTTTCCTTCGATGCTGAACAAGCTAAAAGTGTGTTCTTTGAAAAATTTACTCGTAAAATAAAGGATGCTGTAAATCCAGTAACAGGTATTAACTTCTTTGAGTCGATGGGTATGGATATAGATAAAGCTATACTTAAAGATTCAGTTATATTTCCAAAGAATATTAGATGCTGGTCATTAAATTCAAAGGAGTTTAAAGCTGAGGGTAAAAATGTTGTTTTCGGTATATTTGATGAGATTGGTACTTTTCGTTTTGATAAAGCTGTTGATATTCATAAGCATATAAAAACATCAGCTAGAACCCGATGTCCTAAGTATTATAAATTATTCTTTATATCTTATTTGACATCTGGGAATGATTATATGGCTTATTTAATTGATAAAGCTGAGAACGGTGCAACGAAAACTTATTTTGATAGAGCAGCTACTTGGGAAATTAGAAATATTAATGATGCTCCAGATAATTTAAAGAAATACGCTGTTAAAAAGGAGACTTATCAGGAAGAATATGATGAAGACCCGGCTACAGCCATGCTAATGTATGAATGTAAAATACCTAAGTTTAGGTCAAATAATTTTATTAAGAAAGCAACAAAAATTACAGATTGTGTTAATTTAGATAGACCTTCACCAATAATTTTTCCTGAGAATGAAAATACTGATGATACCTTCGATATTTGTTGGACAAGGGATATTTTAAATGAAGAATTACAGCCTTGGTTTAGACCTCATACGACTTATGAAATCGAGCAAATGATAAAGGAATACGAGAAAAATCCTCTAGAAGAATTAGAGAAGAGGATTAGAATTGAAAGGGAGAGACATGCAAGTTCGAATTATTATGTGCATATTGACCTTTCTCGTGGTGTCGTAGACTGTGCTGGTCTAGCATTAGCTCATACATACAATATTTTAGATAAACAAAAAATATATGTTGATTTGATGCTACAGATTAGAGCACCTTATCAAGATGAGGAAGGCCCAAAAGAAATTGATTTAGAGAGCATATTAGACTTTGTTATAAAAGTTTTATATAAAAGATTAAGATTCCCAATAGTTAAGATTACAGCGGATGGTTGGAACTCTAAACTATTTTTAAATATATGTGAGAAACATAATATAGAAGCTAAAATGATTTCTCTAGAAAAGGATACAGGGCCTTATGATACATTAAAGGATTATGTTTACCGAGAGGATATAGGTTTATACATGTATTCTCCGGCCATACGAGAACTTACAGAGTTAATTGTAACAGATAAAAAGAAAATCGACCATCCTCGCAAGTCCAAATGGCGTATGCGTGATGAGGGTCTTAACTTAGGAAGTAAAGATATTTCCGATTGTTTAGCTGGTATCGCTTTTTCAGTAACAGAAGAAAATGATGATAGTCCGCTAGAAGGCTTCGGAAAATAAAGGAGGAATTAAAAATGCCTATTCGTAAACAACAGGATTCTTCGGATTCTTTTCGAAAATCAAAAGCAAGTGTAAGACTTAAGCCTGTAGAACAGGTAAGAGATAGAATAAAAACAACAGGTTTTGCTGGAGCTGTTCCTACATATGATGCTAGTTCTACTTATAGTGTAGATACTCTCAGAAATCTGATGTTAGCTACTGTCTGGGCTGAGACATGTATAAATACTATCGTAGATGAGGTTGTAAAATATCCGCTGTATACACAACCTATGAATCCAGAGATAGAGGCTTTTTTGAAATACCCTTCAGAAAAAGAACCCCTATTTCTTATTCGTAAAAAATATCTTAAAGATATGCTTCGTTGGGGTAATGGAGCCTGTACAGTTGAATTAAAAAATAAAAAACCGCAAGGTTTAGTTGTTGTTCCCGGATATACTCTACGAATGACAGATGATAATCCTCCAAAATATAAATTTCTGAAAATTAATAGCTCTTCAGAATTTCAGAAAAAAGGGGATACAGATATTGTTTTAACAGATAAAGAAGTAATGCATTTTCAAATTGATGCTGATAGTGACTCAACATTAGCTCGTAGTCCTCTTGAACGGTGCTACTATGAATTAAATGCAGATAGAGACTGCTCAAAAAAGTTAGCTCAGTTTATACAACGAGGTTTTTATAAACCTTTCTTTTTATCCTTTGAAAAAGGGGTAGCTATAAATAAAGGAGACTTGCAGGAATTTATAGAATATTTAAATGGCTTAGTCGAAGAAGGGGCTAAAGCTTTAGGTATAAATAAGAGTATCAAATTTAGTGAGATACCTTTTTTAACTACAAAAGAAATCATTGATTTACAACAATGGATAGGTTTAAAGGTAGCTTCTGTTTTTAAAGTACCACCTTTTATGCTTAATTTAGTACAAGATACAGGTTCTTTAAATGCTAGGGAACAGAAAGCTCGCTTTTTAGAGAACGTTGTTTTACCTATTCTAGAATATGAAGCTTTTATGTATACTATGGTTATTGCTAGAAAAGGTTTTCAAGCTGTTGATACCGATGTTACCTCTCTAATGATGGGTACTAAACTTAATTATGACAGGGCTAGGATAGCCAGATTATTGGCTGGTAGTACGATGGAAATATTAACTCAAGATGAAATTAGGGAGATGTTTTTTAATCTTGGCCCTATAAATAGTAAAAAAAATACAAACAATAAATAAGGAGTCATTAATGGCTGATATTAGAACACTTATTGAAAAACATAACAAGGATAATGCTGATGTTCTTAAAAAAATCCTTGTTGGTTTAAAACCTGTTGAAGAAGCTATTAAAACTGGTAGAAAACTTTGTTTTTCACTTGACCCAAATAATATGGATAAAATCAAAGAACTTGAACTTAGAATGACTGGCCAATTGTCTCAATTAAAAGAGCTTTATTCTAAGGTTGAATCTTTGAAAAGAAATAAAGAACTCGCTATCTATATGGCTCTTAAAATTAAAGCTGAGGAATCTGAGGGGGCTATAAAGTTTGTTGATGGTGCTTCAAAGATGGAAGCTGCTTTTGCTGTTGCAGATGAGAGGCAAGTTCGTGATAGGGTGGAAGGCTTATTGAAATCTACCGATGACATTGTTAAGACCTGTAGAAATCTTGTAAATGGTCAATCAGATTCAAATGATATTAGTATTGATAAAGACACGGCAGTTTAATTGGGGAGTAGTTCAACAGGTAGAGCAACGCACTGTTAATGCGTCTGTTATAGGTTCGAATCCTATCTCCTCAGCCATTGTTCCTTAGCTTAATGGTAGAGCAACCGACTGATAATCGGTAGATGAAAGTTCGATTCTTTCAGGAACAACCAGACGGTGACTATAGCTTAATTGGTTAAAGCATCCGATTGTGACTCGGATTATTGCGAGTTCGAATCTCGTTAGTCACCCCAATAGGGGTATTACTTATGCCAAATTATGAATTCTCATGTAGTTGTGGTTATTCAGAGGAAGCTTTTCTTCAAATAGTTGATAGAAATAAACCAAGAAGTTGCCCTGAATGTAATAAAGTTTTAATTCGGCTTATTGGTAAAGGCTCAGGTATTATTTTTAAAGGAGATGGCTTTTATGAAACAGACTATAAAAGAACAAAAATCTCAGATTAAATTTAAACCCTCTATTAGAGCCTTATATACGGGGCCTCATCATTATGAGTTTTCCGGTAATTGGCCTAAAAAGCAGGAATTGGTTATTACAATAACAGGCTTATGGGCAAAAATTATCGGATTTATTCTAAGAGCTGAACAATATTAAGGAGCTTTAAATGTTACCAAATGAAATAAATGATATATGTAAAGCAGCTTTTATAAACTTAGTTGATACTGATAGTCGTTATCATGGTAGAACTTATTGTTATTTTGAACCTTATGAATCAAAAACCTTAGCTCGACATATAACTATTGTAGATAAAGCAACTGGCTATGGTGCTGTAGTACCTTTAGCTTTTAAGGATATTCCTTTTATAGACAAGGCTATAGTACAGAGAATAATAAGCAGAGTTTTTCAGGCTGTTATAGGTTTTGTTGAGAAAAAAGGTCAACAAGCTAAACCAGTAGATTACCAGAAAAATCCTTTAAGGTCTAATGGTAAAACATCAAAATTAGAGAAAATTGTTACAACTGACCGTTATACTATAGAGGTTTATAGTTGGTCTATAATAATCACAGGATAATTTATGAAGTTTTTCTGTAAACACAAAAATGTTATATCTAAGACAATAATAGAGCCTCGCTATGATAA